GTAACCTCTTCTGAATCCTGTGAACCCTAAGTTCAAAGCCATATCCTTATCGTTATCGAATAAACCGTAAGATGTACCACCAGCTCCATAAGAGTTTTGAGCAGCTAACATATCATCGATATCGAAAGAGAACTGACGGTTAACGAATAACACATTCTCTTGGATAGCACCTTGTTTGTCAAGACGTTGGATAATAGTATCGAAGTCAGACAATGTAGTTGGGTTACCACCACCCCATACGTTTCCTCTTTGAGAAACTGAGTAGAATAAACCTTCAGAACCTTTGTTACCAACAACAGATTGGTTAGCAGCTCCTGAACCAGACTCAGCAGGTACAGCTTCAATCATAGCTAACTCTAAGTAATCCTCAAATCTCAAACGAGTTTCGTGCTCTGATTTGATGTACCATAAGTAACCTGTAGCTCCGTTCTCAGAAGTAACCTCAACCCATCCGATTTGAGCCATATCTGAACCAGATACTGCATACTTATCTTTGATGATGATTGGGCTGTTCTCTAAGATCAAGTCATCAGCCTCTAAAGACTCAACCATTCCTTCAGTTCCTTTTCTAAACTCAGAACCGTAAACAAACGCAGTGATTACGTCAGTAGCTGAAAAAGTTTGACCACCAGCCTCGTAGTAAGCTACTTCAAATTCTCCAGCAGCGTAGTCAACATCAGTGATGATAGCTTTGTTAGATTTAGAAGCCTCGTTGTTATCTGATAAGATAACTGTTTGACCAATTCTAAAAGCAATTCCACCGTTACCTGGTACTAAAGTATCATTCACTGTAATAGTAGCAGTTGGATCACCTGCAGTACTACCTGTAGCAACACAGTTTACATATTTAGTGTGTAAACGACCTTGTTCTGCCCATTTGATAAGGTCAGAGATAGATGGCATCTCAGCTCCAACTGCTCTTAAGAAAGATGCAACTGAACGGTTACCATATCTTTCAAACTCTTTCTCGTAAGTATCTGGAAGATACTGATTCAAGAAGTCAAAGTTTGTGATGTAATTTGATGCAAGAGTTTTTCTCTCTGCTGAAGGCTGCAAATCAAAGCCTGGTGTAGATAATACTGACATTTTTTAAATTTTTTAGTGTTATTTTATACTTTTAAACTTAAGTCCACGACCACCACCATCGTCTATACTCTTCACTTTAACTCCTGATGAGCTGATAGATTGAGGAGATGTTCTAACCTCCATATCTATATTCTTTGTTTGTTTGGCGGTATCTAATAACGCCTCAGCTTTGCCTTGCTCATAAAAGAACCTAGCAAATTTTTCAGGATTCATAGCTACAGATAAGGATCTGTGATAACCAACAGCGTCTGAAATTAACCCATCGCTATCTAAATACTTAGATATATAATTTGTCAAATCAGATTGAGACTTCTTTAAGTCTGCTGGATCACCAGGTAAAAACTTTAAATCCTTGTCACCAATATTGAAATCAAAACCTTTGAAATCTTGGTTGAAAAGTTCCTCTGTCTTCTTCTGAAAATACTCAGACTTTTTGATACTCTCTTGCTGCACGGTCTGTGCGTCTTGAACGTATTTCTTGTAAGCGTTGTAGCCTTCCTTATCCTCGTCTGAAACTGAGCTACCCCTTGACTCAAGTGGTGACTTGTACTGCTCCTTCTGATCTTCAAAAAACTTCTTAGCTTTGGCAAGCTCTTTCTTCTTGGCAATCTCTTTCTTCTTAATATCCTTCTCCTCATCGAAGTCTGGATCGTATCCAAATCTATCCTCGATCATATAGTTGATATCCTCGTCATCCAAGTCTGACTCGGTAGCTGAATAATACTCAGCTAAAAGCTTCTCTGGAGATAGTGTATTGAAGTCCTTACTTAACTTCATAAAGTCATCAATACCTCTACCAGTCTCTTTCTTATATTTTAAGAATGCTGAAACGTCTGAAGGTAATTCCTCGTTGGCTTCTCTCTCCTTAAATAGTTCATCAACAGAGTTGATGTCCTTGTTGTATCTTCCTTTGATGTAGGACAAAACGTCCTCATCCTTTAACTCTGGAGTAGCTGTCTGTTCATTGGTTTCAACCTGTTCATTTGCAATGATCACATCGTCCTGCTGAACATCCTGATTAAACTTCTCCTCGTGCTTGTCTAGCAACTCTTGTTCAATTTCTTGAATAGAGCGTTCCTCCCCTGCGCCAATATCGCGCACTGTAAAATTTTCCATTTGATTTGATTTATTAAATTTATATTATTTATGACAGAGTCAATAAATATTTTAGTTTTGCCGCCTCACCTGAAAGTGATTGAGCCATATTACAGATGTCTGGATATTTATTAATATCACCATAAATTTCAAGCTCGTTAGCGAACATTAACACTTGATCAGTAAGTTCTATAGCGTCCTGACCAGACTTCATAGGTTCAATTCGCATACCCTTAATTCTCTTTCCGCTATATCCCATCAACTTCTCAACGACTTCATCCTTAAAGTCTTGCAAGAACTCATAGAATCCTCCTGTTGCCTTGTGCTCTGCGAAACTTCTTGTCTCCCAGTGTATCATATGGAACTGCTCGTGAAACGTAGCTAATCTCCCTGCGATATCTTCTGTTGTCATATTATTATAATTTTTGCAAAGTTAGTAATTATTTTCTTATATTATCTCGGTTCAATATGCTATGCATATACCAAGTTTGTTTTATTTTTTCTATGACCTGCTAAATAATTATTTAAAGTACTTCTGTTTATATTATGAGCTTCAGACGCATCTATTACGCAATCATAAAAAATACCTGTTTCTAAATTTATAACTAATTTAGCTTTAGAGTTTTTTCCTCTTGAAATACTTTTACTTCTTTTTTCTAAACATTCTTTAGATAATTTTCTACCTATTAATGCTTTTGATATATTATTTTTTCTTTCTTCTGTAAATATCGTATTTTTATTGCCATCAGATATTTTCTTTCTTGTCTCTTCACTAACAGGTCTGCCTATTAATCCTTTAGATATTTTTTCTTTACTTTCTTCTGAGTGTTTAAAACCTGTTAATGTTTTTGCTATTTTATTTTTAGTTTCTTCTGATACAACTTTTGAAAATTTTTTAGTAGAAACAAGTTCGCAATTTAACCCTTTTTTACCTAATACATTATAGTGCTCCTGCCAATATCTTTCTCTTTCACTTAACAATTCAATATTGCATTCTTCTATAATTTCAAACAAATGATTTTCTACACCGTATTTTAAAAATGAATTATATATCCTTGGTTGAGCTTTGCATTTTAATTTTTTATAACATAAAAATCTATAATCTATATCAGATGATTGACCAATATAAATTTTATTTTTTGGACTTGTTATTTTATAAATACCTATCATCTAGGTTCAAATTCTTCTAACGAAAATCCATCCAAACTGTCCTCATTACTTTCGAAATCAACAGGTGGTAGGTTATTCTTACGCTGTTCAATCAGCTTAGATTGTGTTGTTGCTTGCTTTAATATTCTATTGTCTTTAGCCTTCTCCTTCATCTCGTCCTTCATAGTTATAGCCTGAGCTTCAACACCCTTAAGCTGCATATTCATCTGGTACTCAATATTCATAAGCTCCATCTTAAGCTGAGCCTCTGACTTCATCTTCTCAATCTCGTAACCAATCTCTGCCTGCTTGATCATCATCTTAGACTGCGTCTCTGCTTGAATTTGTTGCATAGCGTTCTGAGCAGCCATCTGCTGAGACTGAGCATTGATCTGAGCCTGCATCTGTTGAGCCTGCATAGCGTTCTGCTGATCCTGCTCCTGCTTCTTACGTCTCTTAAGTTTAAGTAACTGATTAGCAAGCTTAATATTGTTTATCTCTCTAATATCTATAGCATCCTCAAGTGTAATAGCATCTCTTGAAAGCGCAACTTGAATGTTCTGCTCTAGCTTAGTCTTCTCCTCCTCATCTGGAGACATCTCTATAAATATACCGAAGTCGTATATGTATATCTCCTTAATCTCTTCAAGAAGACTTACATTATACTTACCGATCTGCATAGCGAATGTCTCTGCAAAGTCAGAGTACTCTAATATATCTGCAACCCTGTACGATATAGCCTCAGCTAATCCCTTAGTTATGCTTAGACTTCCGTCTAATATGTGTCTTGTTGCTGTGTTTGAGTTTGCCGCTGCAAGTTTCTGTAGACCAACCAAAGAGTTAGGATCTGGCATACTACCATCTCTAGCCTCGTTCAATCCTGTCACATCTCTAATCATACTTAGGTAGTGGTTGTAACTTCCAATTAATGAAGCTATCTTACCCTGACCACTGTTAGAGTTAAGCTCCTGGATAGGAACCCTTGCGTTATTAAACTCACCATCCTGAGTGTAGCTTCTACCGATTACACTACCAGTCTGGAAGTATAATCTAAGTGCATCCTCTGGATTGTATGCTGCTCCATTACCCAAGTCAACCTCGTTAAGTCCATCGGCATCGATGAACACACCGTCTGGTACAACCTTAGATATAACCTGCTGTAGTTTTAAGTGAGTAACCTGAATCAAGTCAGCAAATGGTATCATACGTCTAACCAAAGACTCTATGTTACCCTTATACATTCTTGGAGCTACTGCAATATAGTTTGGAAGCGCGTGCTGAGATGATGACTTAGGTCTTACCATATTCTTGGAAAGTTCCCACTTCAACATAATATTAGTACCCATCACCATAATACCATCGTACCACACGTCGATAGTCTTCTCGATCTTCTCGAACTTACCGTCCTCCATCATCTCGTTAGGAGGATTAAACGTGTCGTCCTTCTGAATTATTCTAACTCCGCCTGTATCTAGTACCTTTTTCTTGTAGACAAACTTCTTGGTTGTCTTATAGTTAACATAAAGAAGCGTGGCAGAGTCTCTACTAAATAAACTGTTCTGATAGAACTGTGCGTTGTTGTAGTAGTTGTACCAGGACTGGCTGTACTTTGAAATCTCTTCAAGCTGCTCGTTTGTAAGTGTAGGATCAATCTTAAGTAGCTCAGTAATAGCCACAGTCTTAATCTCACCCCAGTAGAAGCAATCTCTAAAGTGTGGATCCTCTGTGTAGCTATGAACTATATTAGCAGGATCTACGTAGTCAATCTGAACACCACTTCCTGGTAGGAACTGGTGTTTAACTATTCCCTTACCTAAAACGGCTAGGTCATAGTCAACCCTGCTTCTTATATCTGAGTACTTGTTGTCCTCTAGTATTGTATTGATAGCAGTCTCCTCAGCAATCTCTATCGCTGGTTTGTAGTTGATCTGCATAAATAAATTAAGCTCCTCTGAATCTTGAGGAAGTTGATCAGCATTTGTATCAAACGCATCAACCCCAAAGCTATCCTTTATCTGATTTAGAATATCCTTAGACACCATATCGGTCTCTATCATATCCTGATACTTGCTACGTCTCTCTGCAGATACTGCGTCTTGAGCGTAAGCCTTAACTCTAAAAAGTCTGTCAGACATACCGTTAACAACGATATCGACAAACTTTGGTATAATTGGAATCGGTGTCCAATCTAAATTCAAATGAGAAAGGTCACCATCTACTGATAACTCGTTCTTATATTTAGCAACTGATTGTTCTCCCCTTGCGTATAACCTAAGACGATGAAACTCACCCCACTGATTATAAAACTTACAAGTTCCACTATCTCTCCTAAACCACTCATACTGAACAGCTTGTGAGATCTGTAGTCCGTACTCGTATGATGCTTTTTCTTTGTCTGAAACAAATTGATTAGGAAAGCCAGCAGGATTAATTTTAATGGTTACATCCTTCATTTACTTTATTATTTCGCTATATCTTCCGTTGTTATTATATCTTGCAAATTTAATACTTATTTTCGAATCTTTTTTAACTGCTTGAAACGTGGATCTTTGCGTTGCCATTATAGCTAACCCTGAACTAATTGCGGCATCAAACTTGGTCCTGTCGTTTATATCAAACTTAGCCCAATCCTCAAGAGTCTTTGTAAAGTACATAGATCCCATCTCGTCTGGATCTCTGTACGTACCCTCTAAATCTAATCCTACGTACTTCTCTATATACGACTCAATTCCAGACGCGTGAGCGTGCTTAACGTCCTCAGATGAGTTAGGTATACCCCCAAGCTCTTTCTCTGTCTTAGAGAGCTTGTGAGAGGGTTTGTCAGGTCTATTTAACGAGAACGCTCTATAACCTCTTGTCTTAAAGTGATAAAGAAGCCTCTGCTTGTTGTTCTCTATAAGAACTGGCATACCGTAGAACACACACGCCATAAGCACATCCTCAAAGAATATCTCTGCAGTCTGCGGTCTGGCTATGTACTCAAGGAAGAATTCGTTGCTTGGTGCGTTGTCCATATTAAACTTGGTAAGTCCGTGAAGCGCACCCTTAGATCCACCACCACCTACCGTTCCAGATATGTCGTATGGATCACATCCAAATGCTCCAATATGCT